GCGGGCAGAAATTTGTACACTTCTTCAGCACTCATATCTGGCGTAACGCTGCAAGCACCTGCTTCCCATTTCCCTATCATAGTAGGAGTAATGTTGCCTCCAACTGATGCTGAAACCAGTCTCGACAAATTATCCTTACTGACAGGTACTTCGTTGTACGCGTCTCGCAAAATGTCCTTCAAACCAGCAAAAGTAATCTTGTCCTGACCTGAAATAAGTTTCACGTCGTAACCAGTCAACTCTACGCTGGAAGCCACATCTTGAAGCTTCGCTAACCAACTATCCGCGAGCTTTTCATAATACATAGCTGCGGCGGGAAATCTAGCAGTGCTTATAGCTCTCATATAAAACGCAGAAACAATGCTAGTCAGTTTATCTACTGGCTCTCCCTTCGCGACGGAAGCACCACTCACAATGAGTGTTCGAACCACATCCGGAATATAAACACCCTTAACGGTACGTCCATTTACGCATAAGAAATGGATGCCACAAAACTCTATCCGCTTCGGATCCTTCCTGGTTCCTTCAACGTACACGAGTTTCACATCCAGACCTAACCGCGCATAATCGGCGATAACTTCAGCTTGCCATGCCTTCGCACGTGCGTCGAGCTGACCAGCAAAGTCATCGCCCTCGGCCCAAAATCGAAAATAAAGATCTGCGCCGTCGCGTCCGATAAAGATGAAATCGAATTTCCGAACATCATCTACTTCCCACAACCTCCAAGGGTTCAGAGTGTGAGTACAGAGCGTGCTCCCTATCTCTTCCAAGAAATTCCCAGAAGAAGTCCTGCGGTTTCCGGACGTTCGATACAACCAATTGATAACCAATTTGTAGGTAGTGTCGTCTTTAAGCCCATCCAATGTACGTTTGCCACGCAACTTGATGACAGACTTGCCAGAATCTTCTTGCTTGCGAACCTGTTTTAATCCCATATCTTCTTCGAAAAGACAGCGTGGGATATAACTAACAATCGCATCAATAATTTCTAGCTCTTTCAACAAAATACCTACTCGTTTGGCTTTCGAATGGTCGATCACATTCCTGACAGTTTCGTTACTGTCAAACCGTGTTTGATCGACTTCTATTCCGACAACCTCTCGCGGCTTTCCTCCGGCGCTCGGTGGATTGCTCATAGTTTTGCTGATTTCCTCGCAAAATTGGTTCCTGGTCTTATGTTTAATCGACACAGGTCCGCAAACGCGCTCACTGAACAATATGTGTTCAAAAATCGCAATAACTAGCAAAGCCACAACCTGGCGCCACGCACCTTCGTTGAAAACGAGCCTCGGGGGTTTCCCCGGTTTGGCGGTCACCTCTAACTTCGTGATCACGTCAATGGCTTCCTTGATCTCACACTTTTCCGCCAGCTCCGTGAGATACCTCCTCACTTCATCTGGACCGCGCTTGCCACCTAAATACTCCGCAATTCCCAACTCATTGATCGATCTGACCACAGTGCCTTGATGAATGTGCTTGTTCTTAAAGACCTGCACAAAATGCTGCAATCTGTGATACGCCTCTGAATCAAAGTCAGGCAACTTCGAAGGAATTAACCTCAATGGCAAGGCTGCAATAGCCGTGGAAAGATCATCGTTGTCATAAATGACAGCGTTTCCAACTAATGGCGCAACTTGCATAACCTTCCCGTCATGCAAAATTCTGGTCTCAGAAGCGCCCCAAGTGGGGCTCCATGTTATCTTCTCCAACTGGCTGAACTCGAGATTAATGCGGACAGGCACCCGCGGTGCTTGCACGTGCAACTCATGTCCAGCAGGCTGCGTTGAATTGATTTGATGGAGCTCGGGGCTCGTGTCGACTTGAGTCGCCTCACGAATCACTCTGGTACCAACATCACCGCCATGTTCCAACACATGCTCTTCCTGAGCCAAAACTAACCTCATAGCGTTAGTGCCTGCCGTAGCAACCGCCAATCTAGTGGCGCATTGCACTATGGCATCTTCATCCCTATCCTCCAATACTAATGCTTTATCGCGCCGCCAATTGTTCGCCCACCGACACACATCCATTGAAGTGTGCCAAAACCTCCTTCCTTCCAATCCATCGACGGCTCTTCGCACCCCGAACGAAACTGCGTTAGAAGCAACAAACTGCAGCAACCATGCCTTAAGGTAACATTTCGCAGCCGATCCAAAATGGCCTCGGCGCAACAACTTATAAGCATGGTACATACTGAAACCGCTGCCAAATCCAACGCCCCACACGAGTAAACCAACACCAACATTGCTCGCAAACCAAACCCAAAATGGGTCCAAAACGATTCTGCTCTCCGAAGTTTGCAGTTGAGCAACTCGGGGCAGAACCATAAGCATGGCATCCTTCTTCACATCAAAAGTCGTAATATCATTGCCTTCGACAGTAGACGTCACGTTGATGTGCAAATTCCGCCTAGGGTTACCTACTTTGTAGGCCCCACTGCAACTATATTCGGCATAAATATCCCAAGGAATGCGAACCGTCCTAAACTCAGCACGACAAACTTCTCCCGGCTCAAAATAAGCCTGATGGCGATCACAAGCATTGCATCGTTTCGGCACCAACACATCTATGACAGCATCGTCTGCGGATCTGTCTTCCAACGCATCGAAAAGATGCGAGCTGCAATGGACACAGAACCTCTTTATGGGCATGACAGTGTTCGCATCTGCATCAACGATCCGAACGACCGTGTTGTGCAAACCTGCAGGAACTTTCAAATATGGTGAGTCTCCGAACAACGCTGCCTGCAACTTGGCAACCGGTCCGCTATCTGCACCAGAATCAATCCCTGAACCTGTCCATCCTCGCCCATACGCATACGAATCGTGGAGTAACTGTTTCGATAACTGAAGGAACCCATCACACTGAGCTCCTGCAGCGGCGAGCGTTTCACAACACACACCAATCCGGTCAACAAAAGTAACGTTAGCATCACGCGCGTCACCCAAAAATCGCGCCATCCTGTCTCTTCGCACAAACTCCTGAAAAGTCAACATTCCCGATCTCTTTCTCTGCGGACCCTTGCGGGAAATACGCCGACCCGGTGAATCGGGCTGGGACAGCGTACCAAGCACTCACGACAGCTCTCGTCACGTAGACTACTTCTGACGCTGCTCGTAGAAATGTCAGCTGACACCTCTCTGTAGAGCGGAGCGCACCGCACACAAAATAAAATCTGAAGGAATAAAACGTGCTTCAGCAACCAGTTAAGGCGCAACTTCGACATACATCTCCATACGTTCAGAAACAGAAATACATGACCAACAATCATAGAGCACGGCGCGTTGGTGTCTGTAAGTTCTTACTAATACTTCTGATGAAGGGCCAATATTATTCGCAAAGCAGGACCTAAACCGTCGGCCCGAAAGTACCTGGTATATCATACGGAACCGCAGACATTCGACCAGATATTCCCCTTCCCAGAACCCAGCATCACGCCAAATTCAACCATGCAAATGGTCGGAAGGATACAGCGTAACAATGCCCTCGCTTAACATGATACTCAGGCAGGTACCATGCGAAACATACACAACTCGGAAGAACGAACACACAGGCTACCGACCACGCTACAACAACAGTGTTGCAACCGGATTGGCAGATGCCGTAGGCCAACAGACCCTCCGGTGGGTCGGTAAGCGGTGTGCCGAACGACGCG